ATGAAGTTTTTGCGTATGAAGCGGACGGCTCGCAAGACGACTTCATCCTGCCACAACTGGTTAAGATTACTGCCGAGGAAGCGGCCCAGCTAATGGCCCCACCCATTACTTGGCAGGCACTCTGCAATGCAATCGACACCGCCGCCGACGCAGCCCGCCGCGCCGTAGCCGGCGACCCGCTGCGCGCCGTCGAATACGACCGCGCCCGCCTGGCCGCCGAGCAGTTCGCCGCCGCCGACTACCAGGGCGAAGTACCGGCCATGGTCGCCGCCTGGGCCATCAACGGCCGCACGCCACAACAAGCGGCCGAGAGCATCCTCAACGAAGCTGCCGCCTACACCAACGCTCTGGAGCTGCTGCGCACCACCCGTCTGGCCGCCAAGGAACAGGTCCGCGCGCTCATGGCGGACAACCAGGTCGAACAAGCCCAGCAGCTCACCGACCAGACCATCGCCGCCATCGAAGCCGCCGTCGCCGGCATCGGCAACAACGCCTGACCAATCCGCGCACCTGCTCACAATGGTCCCAGCCCCGCCCCGTGCGGGGCTTTTTATGCCTCACGCCGAACCGCCCCCCGCTACGCTGCCCGCCGCGTGCAGCTGCCACGCGCGCGCGGCAGCATCAAGGCTCACTGGATCACCGCAAGCCCAGGAGCTGCAGCCCATGGCCACCGACTACCACCACGGCGTCCGCGTCATCGAACTCAACAACGGCATCCGCCGTATTCGCACCATCGCAACCGCCGTCGTGGGCCTGGTCGCCACCGCCTCCGATGCTGATGCCGCGTTCTTCCCGCTCAACACCCCGGTGCTACTGACCGACGTGCTCAGCGCCATCGGCAAGGCCGGCACCCTCGGCACCCTGGCGGCATCACTTGACGCCATCGCCGACAACGCCAGCCCCGTCACCGTCGTGGTGCGTGTGGCCGATGGCGAAGGCGCAGACGACGCCGCCAAACAGGCTGACCAGATCAGCAAGCTGGTCGGCACCGTCACTGCCGACGGCCAATACACCGGCCTCAAGGCCCTGCTGGGCGCCAAGGCCAAACTCGGCGTAACGCCGCGCATCCTCGGCGTGCCGGGGCTCGATGCCCTGCCCGTCGCCAACGAGCTGGTCAGCATCGCCCAGCAGCTGCGCGCCTTCGCCTACATTTCCGCCTGGGAGTGCGCAACCAAGGAAGAAGCCGTCGCCTACCGCGACAACTTCGGCGCCCGCGAAGTCATGGTCATCTGGCCCGAGTTCGAAACCTGGAGCACCACCGAGAGCGCCACCGTCATCCGCCCAGCCGTCGCCACCGCCCTTGGCCTACGCGCCAAGCTGGACGAGCAAGTGGGCTGGCACAAAACCATCTCCAACATCGCCGCCAACGGCGTCACCGGCATCAGCAAACCGGTGTTCTGGGATCTGCAGAACCCAGCGACCGACGCCGGCTACCTCAACGAGAACGAAGTCACCACCCTCATCCGCGAAGGCGGCTTCCGCTTCTGGGGCTCGCGCACCTGCAGCGAAGACCCGCTGTTCTGTTTCGAGAACTACACCCGCACCGCCCAGGTGCTGGCCGACACCATCGCCGAAGCCCACATGTGGGCCGTCGACAAGCCCATGCACCCTTCCCTGGTGCGCGACATCATCGAAGGCATCAACGCCAAATTCCGCGAACTCAAGCAGGCCGGTTACATCATCGACGGCCAGTGCTGGTACGACCCCGCATCGAACGAGGCCGCCACCCTCAAGGACGGCAAGCTCACCATCGACTACGACTACACCCCCGTGCCACCGCTGGAGAACCTCGTGTTCCAGCAGCGCATCACGGATTCGTACCTGATGGATTTCCCGTCGCGCATCAACGCCTGATCGGCCACCACTGCATAGGAGCGCCTGACCATGGCCATGCCCCGCAAACTCAAGAACATGAACGTCTACAACGACGCCAACAGCTACCAGGGCGTCGCCAAAACCGCGACCCTGCCCGACCTGGCGCGCAAGATGGAATCCTGGCGCGGCGCCGGCATGGACGGCCCGGTAAAGGCCGACATGGGCCACAGCGACGACGGGCTCCAGTTTGAGTGGACCGTGGGCGGGCTGGACCTCACCAGCATCCGCCAGTACGGCGTCACCAACGCCAGCGGCGTGCCGCTGCGCTTCGCCGGTGCCTACCAGCGCGACGACACCGGCGAAGTGTCGGTGGTTGAAGTCATCCTGCGTGGCCGTCACGAAACCTACAGCTTCGGCGACGCCGAGCCCGGTGAAGACACCGAGCACTCCATCACCACCACCTGCACCTATTACAAGCTGATCGTCGACGGCATCGTCGAGGTGGAAATCGATCTGCTCGGCATGGTGTTCATCGTCAACGGCGAAGACCGCCTCGCCGCGCAGCGCAAAGCCATCGGCCTGTAACCCGCATAACCCACCCCCGAAGCTGGCCTCGGCGCACCTGCGTCGCTGACCAGCACCTAACACCGAAGGAGCCAACCCATGTCCCAAGCCATCTACAGCGCGCCCATCGAGCTGGCCCAGCCCGTCAAGCGCGGCAAAACCGAAGTGAAGGAAATCACCCTGCGCCGCCCCGGCTCGGGCGAACTGCGCGGCCTCAAGCTGGCCGAACTGCTGCAAGGCGACGTAACCGCCGTCACCCGCCTGCTGCCGCGCATCACCCAGCCCACCCTGGTGGATCAGGAAGTCGCCGCCATGGACGTTTTCGACCTCACCCGCTGCGCGGATGAAATCGCCGTTTTTTTGCAAACGCCGCCGCAGAAGCCGGCGGCAGAGGCCTCCCCCGAGTAGTGGACGATGCCATGGCAGATATCGCCATGGTCTTCCACTGGGGGCCGGAACAGATGAACGCCATGCCCCTGGCGGAACTGATGGATTGGCGCGAGCGCGCCCGAGAACGATGGGAACTGCAGCATGGCGCGCGATCTAAAACTACAGGTGGTACTGGAAGGGCTTAACCGCGCCAGCAAACCCTTCCGCGAAGCCGGCCGCAGTGCCATCGGCCTCGGCCGCGACCTCAAGGCCAGTCGCACCGAACTCAAAGCCCTGCAGGCTCAGCAAAGCGACGTCAGCAGCTTCCGCGCGCTCAAGGGCCAAACCGAGCAAACCGGTAAGGCCATGCAGGCCAGCCGCGACAAGGTTCGCCAGCTCGCCCGCGAGATCGGCGCAGCAGGGGCACCAACCAAGGCGCTCAACCAGCAGTATCAGCGCGCCATCCGCGAGGCCACCGCCCTCAAGGCCAAGCACGCCCAGCAGCAGACCGAACTCCAAGGCCTGCGCGGCAAACTTAACGCAGCCGGCATCAGCACCCGCAACCTGGGCCAGCATGAACGCGACCTGAAAGCGCGCATCACCGCCACCAACCAGGCAATGGCCCAGCAGGAGGCCAGGCTCAAGCGCGTCACCGCCCAGCAGCAGCGCCTGGCCCGCGCCAAACAGCAGTACGACCAAACTCAGGCCCTGGCCGGCAGCATGGCCGCCACCGGCGCCGGCGGTCTGGCAACGGGTAGCGGCATTCTCTACACCGGCTCACGCCTGCTCGCCCCGGGGCTCGACTTCGACGCCAGCATGAGCAAAGTGCAGGCGCTCACCCGCCTCAGCGGCGACAGTGACGAACTCAAGGCCCTGCGCGAGCAAGCCCGCCAGCTCGGTGCCAGCACCCAGTTCACCGCCGGCAACGCGGCAGACGCCCAGGGCTTCCTGGCCATGGCTGGCTTCAACCCTAATGCTATCCGCGCCGCCATGCCCGGCATGCTCGCCCTGGCCAAGGCCGGTGACAGCGAGCTGGCCGACACCGCCGACATCGCGTCCAACATCCTCACCGGCTTCAACCTGCAGGCCGGCGACATGGGCCGCGTGGGTGACGTCCTGGTCGGCGCCTTCACCCGCTCCAACACCAACCTGCAGATGCTCGGCGAAACCATGAAGTACGTGGCGCCCGTAGCCGCAGGCGTCGGGCAAGACATCGAAACCATGGCCGCCATGGCCGGCAAACTGGGCGATGCCGGTATCCAGGGCAGCATGGGCGGCACCGCCCTACGCGCGATCATCAGCCGCCTGGCCAAGCCGCCGAAAATGGCCGCTGACGCACTGGAGCAACTGGGCATCAAAGCAGCGGATGCACAGGGCAACCTGCGCGACATGCCCAGCATCCTCACCGAGCTGTACGACAAAACCAAAGCCCTGGGCAGCGCTGAACAGGCCGGCTACTTCAAATCCATCGCCGGCGAAGAGGCATTCAGCGCCCTGCAGGTGCTGGTCAAGCAGGCTGGCAGCGGCGCGCTGCAAGAGTTCATCGGCACACTGCGGCAAACCCGTGGCGAGGCAGAAAAGACCGCCGCAGTCATGGGCGACAACCTACGCGGCGACCTATCTGCACTTGGCAGCGCCTGGGAAGACCTGGGCATCCAGATTCAGGACCAGCAAAACGGCCCGCTGCGCGGCATCACCCAGGGCATCACCAAGGTCATCGGCAGCGTGAAAACCTGGGTAGCCGAGAACCCCGCCCTGGCCAGCCAGCTCGTTAAAACCGCCGCAGGCCTCGGCCTGGTCATGGCCGGCATGGGTGGGCTCACCCTGGCAATGGCCAGCATCCTCGGCCCGTTCGCCATGGTGCGCTACGGCATGATGCTATTCGGCATCCGTGGCGCCGGCCTGGCCAGCACCCTATTCAGCCTCGGCAAAGTCGCTCTGCCCCTGGTGGCCACCGGCCTCAAGGCGCTGGCCGTGGCTGCCATGGCCAACCCCATCTTGGCCATCATCACCGGCATTGCCGTCGGCGCTGCGCTCATCTACAGCAACTGGGACCGCATCGGCCCCTACTTCGCCGGCCTGTGGGGCGAGATCAAGGCGGGCTTCTCCGGTGGGTTGTCCGGCATTGCCACCACTATCCTCAACTTCAGCCCGCTGGGCCTGTTCCATCGCGCGTTGGCAGGCGTGCTCGGCTACTTCGGCGTCGACATTCCCGCCCGCTTCACCGACTTCGGCGGCATGCTCATCGACGGCCTGGTCAATGGCATCACCGCCGGTCTGGGCCGCGTGAAAGACGCCATCACCGGCGCCGGCGACGCCGCCATTGATTGGTTCAAGCAGAAGCTCGGCATCCACAGCCCGTCCCGCGTGTTCGCGCAGCTCGGCGGCTACACAATGCAGGGCTACGGCCAGGGCCTGCTGGCCGAGCAAAGCAACCCGCTCAGCGCCCTGCAGCGCATCGGCAACAACCTGGTGGCAGCCGGCAACCAGACCATCGGCGGCCAGGTCGCCTTCGACGCCCGCGCACCGCTGGCAGCGGCCGGCGCTGGCGGCAACACCGGCCGGCCCATCGTCGTCGAGGGCGACACCATTCACATAAGCATCGAAGGCGGCGGCGACACCGCCACCATCCGGCGCATGCTTGAGCAAGTGCTGGGCGAACGCGACCGCGCCAAGGCCGCCCGCATGCGCTCCGCGCTGTATGACCTGGAGTAACGACAAATGATGATGGCCCTAGGCATGTTCGTGTTCGGCATGCACACCCTTGCCTACCAGGAGTTCCAGCGGCAAAACGAATGGCGCCACGGCAGCACCAGCCGTATCGGCGCCCGCCCTGCGCGCCAGTACCTCGGCCCAGGTGACGAAACCATCACCCTGCCTGGCATCCTGCTGCCCGAAATCGCCGGCAGCACCCTCAGCCTCGACACCCTGCGCGTCATGGCCGACACCGGCAAAGCCTGGCCGCTGATCGAGGGCACCGGCCGCATCTATGGCATCTACGTCATCGAGAGCATGAGCGAAACCCGCACCTACTTTTTCAGGGACGGCGCCGCCCGCCGCATCGAGTTCAGCCTCGTGCTCAAGCGC